GCAGAAGAATTCCAAGTAAATTTACAACTTTGTAAAAAAGATTTTCACTCAACTTGGCAATCAGTTGAGATGGGATTCAGTTCTTTTGATTCTTTACCTACATCATTTGCTGATTTCTTGATTGCAAACGTTGCTGCAAAAGTTGCTGAAAAAACTGAACAAAACATTTGGAGAGGTGCTACAGCTAATGCAGGTGAATTCAATGGATTTACTGCTTTATTAACTGCTGATGCAGGTTTACCTTCTGCACAAGAGGTTGCAGGAACTACTGTAACTGCTGCAAACGTAATCACTGAACTTGGAAAAGTTGTTGATGCAATTCCTGCTAAACTTTACGGAAAAGAAGATTTATATATCTATGTTTCTCAAAACGTAGCACGTGCTTATGTTAGAGCTTTAGGTGGATTTGGAGCTTCAGGTTTAGGAGCTAATGGTTCTAACGCACAAGGTACACAATGGTATAACAATGGTTCATTATCTTTTGATGGTGTTAAAATCTTTGTTGCAAATGGTTTAGCTTCTAACATTATGATTGCTGCTGAAAAATCTAACTTATTCTTTGGTACAGGTTTATTGTCTGACCAAAATGAAGTAAAAGTTATTGATATGGCTGATATCGATGGTTCACAAAATGTAAGAGTAATTATGAGATTTACTGCAGGTGTTCAATACGCTATTGTAGAAGATATCGTTACTTACGGAATCACAAACGCAGCTAACTAATACTAATTTAGTTTACTTAAATAAGGGGTAGGTAAAAGTGCCTACTCCTTTTTTTTTAACTTTTAAAAAATAAAACTATGCCTTGCGATATATCATTAGGAAGAGCCGAACAATGCAAAAATAGCATCGGTGGATTAAGAGCAGCATACTTCATTAATTGGGGTGATGCTACAACGGTAACGTATTCTGCAACTGCAGGACAAGAGGATGTAATCACTGCTTTAGGTGGTACTCCTATTGGATACAAATATGAATTAAAAGGGACTTCAACATTTGAACAAACTGTTACTTCATCAAGAGAAAATGGAACTACATTTGTAGACCAAAAACTAACTTTAAGTATTAATAAATTGACTATTGCTGACCACAAGCAGTTGAAATTATTAGCTTATGGTAGACCACAAATCATAGTAGAAGATAACAACGGAAACTTCTTTATGGCAGGTTTAACAAAAGGTATGGATTTAGTTACTGCAACTATTTCTTCAGGTGCAGCTATGGCTGACAAAACAGGATATTCTATGGAATTCCAAGGAATGGAACCTGTACCTGCAAACTTTGTAACAGGACCATTAACTACAGGAATATTAGCTTCTATTGTTGAAGGAACTGTAGCATAATATTATTGTTTGTTTTTTTTAAAGAGGGTGCTATTTATTTAGCATCCTTTTTTGTTTTAAAACAATTTTGAATATAAATTATTAATATATAAAAATAGTTTATGATAATTTTAAGAAAACAAGATACAGCACAAACTTTAACATTTATACCAAGAGTAATGAGTGCAAATACTATTGTTTTAAGAAATGAAACTACAAGTGAAGAAACTACAATTTCTGCTACATTTAGTTTGTCAAGTTATTATCTAACTACTTCTACTATTTTTGATTTAGATGAAAATACATTTTATAATTTAACTATTAAAAATGGAGCAAATATAGTTTACAAAGATATTATTTTTTGTACAAATCAAGCAAACGATACATATACAGTAAATCAAAATGATTACGTAGCAAACGTTACAAACAACGAATATAAAATTTATGAGTAATATATCAATAGTAAATTTAAGTGCTTATACAAGCCCTGTAATACAAGAAAACAAGAAAAATAGTTATATTGAATACGGAAGTGATAATAATTACTTTCAATATTTAATTGATAGGTATTTATATAGTGCTACCAATGGTGCAATTATTACAGGTATTGCAAATATGATTTATGGTAAAGGATTAGATGCTTTAGATTCTAACAAAAAGCCTAATGAATATGCACAAATGAAATCTATAATTAAGGATTCAGATTTGCGTAAAGTAGCTTTAGAAAGAAAGTTATTAGGAATGGCTGCTATGCAAGTTGTAATGCAGAATAAAGTAGTTAAACAAGTATTACATTTTCCTATGCAAACTTTACGTGCTGAAAAATGCAACGATAAAGGACAAATAGAAGCTTGGTATTATCACCACGATTGGAGTAAAAAGAAACCAAGTGAAGATTGCAAACGTATTCCCGCCTTTGGTTTTGGTAATGGTAATGAGGTTGAAATATATGTGATTCAACCTTATGTAAGTGGATTTGATTATTATTCACCAATAGATTATTCAGGTTCTTTACCTTATGCTTTATTAGAAGAAAATATAGCTGACTATCAAATTAACGATGTTCAAAACGGATTTAGTGGCACAAAAGTAATCAACTTCAATAATGGTATTCCTTCAGAGGAAATGCGTGATAAAATGAAGCGTGATGTTATGGGTAAATTAACAGGAGCAAGAGGTGAAAAAGTTATTATTGCTTTTAACGCTAATGCAGAATCTAAAACTACTGTTGAAGATTTACCATTAAACGATGCACCTGCACACTACGAGTACTTAAGTAAAGAATGTTTTGATAAACTTATTGTAGGTCATAGAGTTACTTCACCTATGTTATTAGGAATACGTACAGGTGATGGTGGGTTAGGTAACAATGCAGATGAAATTAAAACTGCTACTTTATTATTTGATAATATTGTTATTAAACCTTACCAACTTGAAATAATAGATGCTATTGACGAAATATTAGCGGTTAATAGTATATCATTAAAATTATATTTTAAAACAATACAACCTCTTGAATTCGTTGATGTTGAAGGTATGAACAAAGAAACAACTGAAGAAGAAACAGGTGTTAAAATGTGTTCACATAATTTAGCAAGTGATTCTATTGCAGATGCTTTAATTGATAAAGGTGAAGATTTAAGTGATGATTGGTTTTTAATTGACGAAACAGAAGTTGATTACGATACAGAAGAAGAATTAGATGCTGAAATAAATACTTTAAATAATAAAAAGAAAAGTACACTATCTAAAATGTGGAAATTTATAACTTCTACAGGTACTGCTCGACCAAATATAAAAGATAAAGAACAAGATAAAGTTATTGACGGAGTTCAGTTTATTACAAGATATGTTTATAGTGGTGATTTAACAGGTGAACGTGAATTTTGTAATAAAATGCTACGTGCAGGTAAAGTATATCGTAAAGAAGATATTGTAGCTATGGAATCAAAAGTTGTGAATTCAGGTTTTGGTAAAGGTGGTTCAGATACGTATTCTATATGGCTTTGGAAGGGCGGACCACGATGCAATCATAAATGGTTACGTAGAACATACGCAAGTTTTGATGGTATTAAAATAGACCCTACAAATCCAAATGCAAAAGCTATTAGTTCTGCTACAGCTGAAAAATACGGATATAGAATAAGAAATGACAAAGAAGTTTCTATGAAGCCAAGTGATATGCCTACGAAAGGTTACACACAAGAATATTGGGATAAAATGGGATATACAAATTAATAAGAAATGGCAGCAAAAGCATTATTCATTACGACAAACGATTTAGTTAAACATACTATTATAAATGGTAATGTAGACCCTGATAGCTATACTCAATATATCTTTCAAGCTCAACAAGTACATATACAGAACTATTTAGGAACTAAATTATACAATAAGATTAACGATGGTATTGTAGCAGGTAATTTAGCAAGTCCATATACAACGCTTTTAAGCGATTATATTAAAATGATGGTAATACATTGGACTATGGTAGAATACTTGCCTTACGCGTCTATTAAAATAAGCGAGAAAGGTGTATTTAAACATAATTCTGAAAACAGTACTGTAGTTGATAAAACAGAAATAGATTTTTTAATTGAAAAAGCACGTGATACTGCACAAAGTTATACTAATAGATTTATAGATTATATGACTTTCAATCAAGTTTTATTTCCTGAATATAATTTGAATTCAAATGCAGATATGTACCCGGATAAAGACGCAAATTTTACAGGATGGGTGCTATAAAAGAAACATATAAACCAAAAGAAACTAATGTTAAAAAATTAGAAATCTTTTTAAATAAATTAGAAAAGCAAAATGGCAAATAATATAGGTTGGGGTCAAGGTGCAAATAACAATACAATTGGATGGGGTCAAGGTGCTGCAAACAATTCTATTAATTGGGGTTATTCTCACTATGTAAGCTATTCAGGTGAAACTGAAATAGTAGGAAATGAAAGTGTAATAACAACTAATTTTATAACAAGAGTTATAGCAGATGCAGGATATTATGAAGCACAATCTTG